AGTTTGCTGCTGACTGCGATGCTAACGATATGGACCAGTTGGTAAGTTATAATTCTGATCAACTTGTAAAAGACCGCTTTAAGAACTGGAATGCTGCTGAGTTTGACTTAACTTATACGATGCGTTCGGTTGGTGAATATATGCGTGAGCAAAAACAACGTAAAGAACTACTACTTTTTAATTATGGAATTGAAGGACTGGTTAAACTCGATCAATCAGACGAAGCAACACCTGATTGACGAAGACCCCTCTCTTGAAAAGGAATATGCTCCTTATATTATCAATCGTTGTCTATCAGGTCATCTTGATTGCGTTCTGTTTGCGAATGAAATGAATCGCTATCATTTCCTCCCAAAGAAACTTCAATATGACTTTTTTATAAATAGTCTGAGGAAAAAGAAGAGATTTTCTCCCTGGCTCCGACAAGATAAAATCAAAGACCTTGATTATGTTAAACGTTACTATGGTTTTAGTAATGAAAAGGCAAAACAAGCTTTGAGGATTCTTACTAAAGAACAACTAACATTTATTAAATCGAAATTTGAAACTGGAGGATCAAAATGAGTGTCGTTCAAGAACCTGAAGTAAAGTGGACGCCCGACCAAATGGTGGAAGTGATTCTCAATGAACCTGATGATTTTCTTAAGGTTCGTGAGACTTTGACCCGTATCGGAGTTGCTTCAAGAAAGGAAAAGAAAATCTATCAGTCTTGTCATATTCTACACAAGCAAGGTAGGTATTATCTCGTTCACTTTAAGGAACTGTTTGCTCTGGATGGCAAACACGCAAACCTAACCGTGAATGATGTTCAGCGTCGTAATCGTATTGCCCAACTGCTTGCCGATTGGGGTCTGATTACTATTGTTGATATTAAGAAGATTCAAGACATTGCCCCCCTGAACCAGATTAAGGTTCTTGCTTACAAAGACAAGGGTGATTGGATTTTAGAAACCAAGTATAATATTGGTGCTAAAAAGAAAAAGGTAGAGGATGCCGAATGATAAATTGGGGAGTTCAACACTCCCCTTTTTATTGTTTATACCTATATAATAGTAAGGATGCCTTCGGGGTCCACAAAACACAAACTCGCTTTTAAAGGAGCTACCATAATGACCAGTATCACACGATATACTGCTGCGGATCTTCCTGCTTTGATGGAGAAGATCAATAAGTACAGCATCGGAATGGACGAATATTTTGATCGTCTTTTCCATCTTCACGAAACGACTTCAAACTATCCACCTTATAATCTTGTTCAGGTCAGTAATGTAGAATCACGACTTGAACTTGCTCTTGCCGGATTTAGAAAAAGAGAGGTGCTCGTTTATACACAAGACGGCAAACTCTTTGTTGAAGGTCAGAAAGAAGATAAAGAAACGGAGTCTAACTATCTTCACAAAGGTCTGGCTCAACGCAGTTTTACAAGAGCTTGGACGCTCTCTGATGATACGGAAGTTAGATCGGTTAATTTTGAGGATGGACTTTTGACCGTTACTCTTGGACGAATTGTTCCAGATCATCATAAGAGAAAGGACTATCTCTAAATAGTTTTGAATATCGTCGGCGCTGTGCCAAGGGAGGCAACTGGCAAAATCCAGTTGACGCCTCCCCTTTTTATTGGTATAATAGTTGGAGGAATCATTTAAACAATGTCAGTCAAAGTAGTTTTATTGCAATCTGGTGAACAGGTCATTACTGATATTAAAGAAGTTATTTCTGAGGAAAAATCAGTAGCGTATCTTTTTACAAATCCTCAGAAAGTTACAATCAACAAACCTTTCTTAGTTTCTGAACAAGATAATGAAAGGTCTTATGAAATCACTTTTTCACAGTGGATGTTATTGTCTGCTGATAAAGAGATGGCAGTTCCGACTAACTATGTGGTTACAATTGTGGAACCACTAGATAGTGTTAAAGAAATGTATTCGGAGAAAATTAATGGAACAAATAGTGAAGTGTCTTCTACTCAAGAATGACCTAGTTTTAATTTCTGAGATTGTTGAAGTTGGATCTGAACTTGGAGAACCAGACTGTAAGCTCACTAAACCTTTTAAATTAGTTGAGCAGTCTGATTCTTTTACTTTAGAACCTTGGATTACTTTTAGTTTACAGACTGAATTCATGATTCATTCTGATAGTATAATGACCATTGTAGATCCAACTCCTGATCTTCTTTCCAAATATTTTGATATGATTGCCTAATGAAGTTTTATACAAACGTCCAGATGGTCGGGGACCACTTCTTGGTTCGTGGTTATGAAGATGGAAAACACTTCATGACTCGTGAGAAGTTCAACCCGACTCTTTTTGTCCCTTCTAACAAGAAAACTAAATATCAAACCTTGAATGGGGAATATGTTGAATCAATTGAACCTGGTTCTGTTCGTGATTGTCGTGAGTTTATCAAACGATATGATGGTGTAGAAAACTTTAAAATCTATGGGAATACTGGATACATCTACCAGTATATTTCTGAAATGTATCCTGAAGAGGAACTCAAGTTTGACATTAGTAAGATCAAAGTAACGACTCTTGATATTGAGGTTGCTTCTGAGAATGGATTCCCTGATGTAGAATCTGCTGCTGAGGAAGTTCTACTCATTACTATTCAGGACTATTCATCTAAGAAGATTCGCACTTGGGGTCAAGGTCCCTTTAAGAATCAGCAAAAGAATGTTGAGTATCGTTCTTTTTCCAGTGAGTATGATCTTCTCAACGATTTCATCAACTGGTGGATGATTGAAGAAAATACACCAGAAGTTGTGACTGGATGGAATATTGAACTGTATGATATTCCATATATTGTTCGTCGTCTGGATCGTGTTCTGGGTGAGAAGTTAATGAAGCGTATGTCTCCTTGGGGTCTTGTAACCGAGGATGAGATTTATATTGCTGGTCGTAAGCATATTTCTTATGATGTTGGTGGTGTTACTCAACTTGACTATCTGAATCTTTATAAGAAGTTTACTTATAAGGCACAGGAGTCCTATCGTCTTGATTACATTGCTGAAGTAGAACTCGGATCTAAAAAACTTGACCACTCTGAGTTTGATACCTTCAAGGACTTCTACACCAAAGGTTGGCAGAAGTTTGTAGAATACAACATCATTGACGTGGAACTTGTTGACCGAATGGAAGACAAGATGAAACTGATTGAACTTGCTATCACGATGGCATATGACGCTAAGGCAAACTATGCTGATGTATTCTCTCAAGTTAGAATGTGGGATACTATCATCTACAACTATCTGAAAAAGAGGAACATTGTAATTCCCCCAAAAGAACGTTCTGCTAAAGATGAAAAGTATGCTGGTGCTTACGTAAAGGAACCCATTCCTGGAAAGTATGATTGGGTGGTGTCGTTTGACTTGAACTCCCTGTATCCTCACCTCATTATGCAGTACAATATCTCACCAGAAACACTTCTAGATGAGAGGCACCCATCAGTAACTGTGGATAAGATTCTAAACCAGGATATTACGTTTGAACTGTATAAGGACAAGGCAGTTTGTGCTAACGGGGCAATGTTCCGTAAGGATGTGCGTGGATTTCTTCCTGAACTGATGGAAAAGATCTATGAAGATCGCACCATCTACAAAAAGAAAATGCTTGCTGCTAAACAAGAATATGAAAAGAAAAAGACAAAAGAACTGGAAAAAGAGATTGCTAGGTGTAACAACATCCAAATGGCGAGGAAGATTCAACTTAACTCTGCTTATGGTGCTATCGGCAATCAGTATTTTCGCTATTACAAACTAGCAAATGCTGAGGCAATCACTTTGTCTGGTCAGGTTTCTATCCGTTGGATTGAAGACAAGATGAATGCCTATATCAACAAACTTTTGAAAACTGATGGAGTTGATTATGTTATTGCTTCTGATACTGATTCTATCTACCTTAATATGGGTCCTCTGGTTGAGCGTATATACAAGGGAAGAGAGAAAACTACTGAAGGCGTTGTTTCGTTCCTTGATAAGATCTGTCAGGTGGAACTTGAAAAGTATATTGAAGGTTGCTACCAAGAACTGGCTGAGTATGTGAATGCTTATGACCAGAAGATGCAGATGAAGCGTGAGAACATTGCCGAACGTGGAATCTGGACCGCCAAGAAGCGTTACATTCTCAATGTGTGGGACAGTGAGGGTGTTCGTTATGAAGAACCCAAATTGAAGATGATGGGTATTGAGGCAGTCAAGTCATCCACTCCTGCTCCTTGTCGCAAGATGATTAAGGATGGACTCAAGTTGATGATGAGTGGAACAGAAGAAGATGTCATTGACTTCATTGATAAGTGCCGTGAGGAATTTAAGAAACTTCCTCCAGAACAGATTGCTTTCCCTAGAACTGCTTCTGATGTTCGTAAATATCATTCATCAGCAACAATCTATGCTTCAAAAACTCCTATTCATATTCGTGGAGCACTTCTGTTTAATCATTACATAAAGGAAAAGAAACTAACAAACAAGTACTCACTGATTGCTAATGGTGAAAAAGTCAAGTTTATTTTTCTAAAAAAACCAAACATTATTCAGGAGAATGTGATTTCCTTTATTCAAGATTTTCCAAAGGAACTTGGTCTTGACAAATACATTGACTATGAACTACAATTTGAAAAGAGTTTTGTAGACCCACTGAAATCTATCCTTGATGCGATTGGATGGAATGTGGAAAAAACTGTAAACCTTGAATTATTTTTTGCCTAATGGATCTGCCTATTAATGATCAAGAACTGAATACAATTGTAAAAGCAATGGCTCTTGGTGGAGACACTGCCTTATATCAAAAACTTAAATTGGTAAAAGAACTTAAAGAACAAGGTTTGCCTTATAAAAAAATACTTCGTGAAGAATACGGGATGGTGGCGTGATGGACTTTCTTAAAGACATTGTAAAGGAAATTGGTGGCGAGTACACTCAACTTGCTGCAGACATTGATGAGACGGAAAAGTATGTTGATACGGGTTCATACATTTTTAATGCACTGGTTTCAGGTAGTGTATTTGGTGGTGTATCTGGGAATAAGATTACTGCTATTGCTGGAGAGTCTTCTACTGGAAAGACTTTTTTCTCTCTCGCCGTGGTTAAGAACTTTCTTGATACTCATCCCGATGGTTACTGTCTCTACTTTGACACTGAGGCTGCTATCACTAAATCTCTTGTAGAATCCCGTGGAATTGATACTTCTCGTCTTGTGGTTGTCAATGTTGTTACTATTGAAGAGTTTCGCGGAAAGGCACTCAAAGCAGTAGACCTATACTTAAAAAAACCAGTAGATGAACGCAAACCTTGTATGTTTGTGCTAGACTCTCTTGGAATGCTCTCAACCGAAAAGGAAATTACTGACGCACTGAACGACAAACAAGTTCGTGATATGACCAAATCTCAATTGGTCAAAGGTGCTTTCCGTATGCTCACTCTAAAGTTGGGGCAGGCAAATATTCCTATGATTGTAACAAACCACACCTACGATGTTATCGGTGCTTACGTACCAACGAAAGAAATGGGTGGCGGTAGTGGTCTTAAGTACGCCGCTTCTACTATCATATATCTCTCAAAGAAGAAAGAGAAAGATGGAACAGAAGTTATCGGAAACATTATCAAGGCAAAGACTGCTAAGTCACGTCTGAGTAAAGAAAATCAAGATGTAGAAGTTCGTCTCTATTATGATGAGCGTGGTCTTGATCGTTATTATGGTCTTCTTGAACTTGGTGAAACAGCAGGTCTCTGGAAGAATGTAGCAGGACGCTATGAAATTAATGGTAAGAAAATTTACGGTAAGGAGATTCTAAAAAATCCTGATCAATATTTTACCGAAGAAGTAATGCAGCAACTTGATGCTGCCGCGAAACAACAATTCTCTTATGGAACGAATTGAGACAACCATTCTCAGAAACTTAGTATTTAATGAAGACTATTCACGCAAGGTCATACCTTTCATTCAACCAGATTATTTTGAGCAAAAGACCGAGAAGGTCATTTTTGAAGAGATTGTCCAGTTCATTGTTAAGTATGGTTCAGCAATTACCATTGAAGCACTCAATATTGAAATAGAGAATCGCACTGACTTAACGGAAGATCAAATCAAAGAAATCAGAGAAATTAATAAATCTCTGAATGACTCTCCAGTAGATAAGCAATGGTTGTTAGACACAACTGAAAAGTGGTGCCGTGATCGTGCCATTTACTTGGCACTTATGGAATCAATCCATATTGCTGATGGAAATAATGAAAAGAAGAATCGTGATGCCATTCCATCAATTCTTTCTGATGCTCTTGCGGTAAGTTTTGATAATAATATCGGTCACGACTATCTTCAGAACTATGAGGAGCGATATGAATTTTACCACCGCAAAGAAGATAAGATTGAGTTTGACCTGGAATATTTCAACAAAATCACGAAAGGTGGTCTACCTAACAAGACTCTCAATATTGCTCTCGCTGGAACGGGTGTTGGGAAATCACTGTTTATGTGTCATCTGGCTAGCTCCGTCTTGTTACAGGGCAGGTCCGTACTCTATATCACTCTTGAAATGGCGGAAGAGCGAATTGCAGAAAGAATTGACGCAAACCTTCTCAATGTCCCGATTCAGCAACTGGTTGATTTACCACGCCAGATGTTTGAGAACAAAGTCACAAACATCTCAAAGAAAACGCAAGGAACTCTTATAATTAAAGAGTATCCTACTGCCTCTGCCCATAGTGGACACTTTAAGGCACTGCTTAATGAGTTGGCACTTAAGAAATCATTCAGACCTGATATTATTTTTATTGACTACCTTAATATTTGCGCTTCCTCTAGGCATAAGGCAAATAGCTCTGTCAATTCTTATTCATATATCAAAGCAATTGCTGAAGAACTTCGCGGTCTGGCGGTGGAATTCAATGTTCCCATTGTCTCTGCTACCCAGACTACCCGCAGTGGTTATGGGAACTCTGATGTTGAACTTACTGATACTAGTGAGTCCTTTGGTCTCCCTGCTACTGCTGATCTTATGTTTGCCCTTATTAGCACTGAAGAGTTGGAGGCACTTGGGCAGATTATGGTGAAGCAATTGAAGAACAGATACAATGACCCTACTATCTACAAGCGTTTCATTGTAGGTATTGACCGTGCTAAAATGCGTCTTTATGACTGTGAGCAAACTGCTCAAAAGGATATACTTGACTCTGGACAAGATGACGAGTATAATGATGAAGACAAGAAACCTAAAAAGTCGTTTGAAGGATTTAAATTTTAATGGAAACTGCTAGACACGTTAATTTTGATAAGTATGCTGAGTTTGTGGATGCTGTAACTTCTGATGCGTCCAAAGACTTCCTTTCCCTTTCTGATCGTCTTGTCGCACTGGATGAGAAAGGTGCTAATATTGAACGCCTACTGACTGCTGCTGTTGGTATCAATGCCGAAGGTGGTGAGTTTATGGAAATCGTCAAGAAAATGATCTTCCAAGGCAAACCATT